AGTTAGCGCGTGAAGTTCGCGCCAAGTTTCCCGACACTCCAACATTGACACTTGCAAAGAAGTTAAGCAAAGAACACTTTGAAACTTTTTTAGGTGTTGAAGATGCGCGAATGGCATTAAGAAGAATTGAAGGAAAGACAGGTAAACAAACACCTATGGATAAATCTTTGATAGTTGAAAAAGACCGACCAAAGAATCCATTTAAGTTACCCAAGTCATACGCGAAAGGTCGCAAACATATTGACGTAAAAGGCAAAAAGATTCTTATTTTGTCTGACGTCCACATTCCATATCACGACATTAGCGCGTTGAGTGTTGCGATTGAAACAGGTTTACAGGAGGGAGTTGATACGGTTATCCTAAATGGTGACGCGTTAGATTGTCATATGATTTCCGACTTCGTTAAGGATCCAAAGAAACGTAAATTCAAGGATGAATTGTACGCAATGCGTACTTTCGTTTATGAGTTAAGACAAACCTTCCCAAATGCTGAAATAATTTATAAAGAAGGCAACCACGAAGAAAGGTACTGGCGTTATATGAGAGTGAAAGCGCCTGAGCTATTCGACATTGATGCGTTTGATTTCGCTACACTTTGCCATTTAGATAAGTACGATATTAAATGGATAGAGGGAAAGAACAAGATTAACATCGGTGGGTTGTCTTTATTTCACGGTCACGAATTTGGAAAGCAATTTTTACCAAGTGTAAACGTGGCGCGTGGGTTGTTTTTAAAGACCAAAGCAAATGCGATGTGTGGACATCATCACCAAACCGCAGAACATACCGAAAGAGATGTTAATGGCAAGGTAATAACCTGTTGGGGTGTGGGTTGCTTAAGTGAGTTGAGTCCCGATTATAACCCCTATTCAAAATACAATCACGGATTCGCAATAATAACAAGAGGCAATGGAAAAGAATTTCACGTTAAGAATTATCGCGTTAATGACGGTCGCATTTATTAGCGGCTTGTGTTGTAATATTTGGCAAAATTCATGCAAATCAAACAGGGTACAAATTGTAACCCTTTTGGATACTGTTGTTGTATTAAAGGCAACCATTGACACTTTGGAGGTTGAACGGATCAAAACAAAAACGATTTATGAAAAACAAATTGATACTATTTATTTGCTTGATAGCGTTGCCATTGATAGCGCATACACAAAAGCTATCCAAAGACTTCAGCAACTCGAAGGCTCTGGATTCTTTAAGCGTTGAACGTAGGCTTGTTGTATTAGGTGTAAAGTCACTTGACTACTACGTTCATTTAAACGACATCAATAGTCGGATAATTCGTACACAAAGTGAGGTTATTGTCTATAATGAGGCTTATATCGGACAATTACAGGGTGATTTGTCCCATTTAAAACAAGTTAATGAGGTTGAGATAGGTCACAAAAAAAAGTGGCGCAAAGCCACTCTTTATTCGTTGTCGTTTAATGCTATTTTTTTAGGCTCATTATACGTTTTAAGTAGATAGCCATATCAAGTGCCTCTTCGTACGCGTGGTGAAGCCATTCCTTTTCGGAAAGGTTCGCCTTATCCACTGTTGTTCCGTACTTCGCACGTCCCATTTTCTCGCGTGAGATAAGGTCAGTAATGACTTCTTTATAGACATCACTTTGGCAGTTGTCAAAATCGTGTGTTATATTCATATTATTCATATTTAAATTTAGGCAAATTAAGTTTTTCAGTTACACCAATTAAATGACAAACTACCCACCAATCTTTACCTTTATTCATTTCAGCCATCAGACTTAAACCATCATCATGTTTGCACAACGAAAATCTATAGAATTTTTCGTAGGTAGTGTATTGATTTATCCACGGAATACTTAATAATTGTTCAGTAGTTAAAAAGTGATTTGTCATCGGTTCACACGATGAATAATTTGCTATGTGTTGTTTTGCAATCATTTTTCAAATTTTTCTTTGTAATAATTTATAGGACTTAATCCATTTTCAATATCTATTCCGTACGCAGCACCATATACATACGCATCATGAATTTCTTTTTGATGCATCTTTTCTGCTTCGTCAATTATTTTACTTCTTAAATCCAAAATACAATCTGGATTAGGTATAAATTCATTTTTCTTTAATGTTTCGATAAGCCATTTTACACAATTTTCATTCATACTATTTCTAATTTAGGTTGGTTTTCTTTTGCGTCTTGAATCAATTTAATCAGTTCGGGAAGCATCCAGTAACCATAGGTTGCCATCTCATATGTGAAATCCTCAAGGTGTTTTGTAATGTCGGGCAATGTCGCACCATCGGTTTCCCAAAGCGCGGTAATTGTCTTACCGTGTTCACGTTGAATGGACTCGTTTAACCGCTTCATCAACATCTTCGTTTGATGGTTGTAGAACCATTTAATCGGCTCACATTCATCGGATGCATAAAGTGTCGCCTGTGTCCACATTAGTAAGTTAAGTACCTTTATTTTTTCAAGGTCATTCTTTGATAGTTTGTTGTTCATAGTTCGTGTTCAATTTCTTGTTTCAAAAGTTCCAAGGCATAACGTGCACCTTCAATAAACGCGAAATAACGTGCGTTGTCCATTTCTTCACCGTTGTACATAGCATACATTTCGGCTTTCATTTTTATTAATTTGTTGAGTTCCATTTTATTTTTTTTAATTAAAATTCATCATCAAATCTATTACGGAAAAAAATTAAATCAAGATATTCTATTTTTAAATCTTTATCAATGATTTCTAAATCTAAATCTTTGTTTATACATTCGCGAATTAATGGCTGAAGTATAGATAATCTAACTGCAATTCTTTGAATGCACCATTTTCTTTGATTTTCAGTAAATTCATCCTTTGAATTAAGAACGTATGATATATAACTCATTTCTTTAGGATGAATGTACAATCTTTGGTCAATTTTTATTGGAACTTCTTTTTCCATAATAATGTAAATTTGATTTTTTTGTTTTTAAGTTTCTAATTAGTTCCAAACTTCATTAAGTGCGTCCACTTAAGAGAGGTTTGGTTTTTCACAACTTATGCCTTGGGTTATTCGTTGTGAGAAAAGACCACTAAAGTGAGCAGTTCTTACGGTATGCTTCGTGGTACTGTTGATGCAAATATAATTAAGCGAAGGCATACTTACCAAAATTCTTTTTTAATTCGTAAAACGAGCGCATCATAATAGCATCAGCAAAGTCGGGAGACATTCCAAAACGTTTCTTCAAATCTTCTTTATTAGTCACTCGGAGTTTTTGGTCGCTATCCAGTTTCTCGCGCCTTATCATTTCGAGTTCCTTAACTATCGTGTCCTTATGCTGACTATTAAAAGTGATTGAGTTGTTTGTGATTAGTTCACCAAGTTTAAAATAGCAGTCCGATTTAAGATTCAGGTAGTTTTCGCGAACCGATTTAGATCCGTTCAAAAATCCTTTGCACTTTAGGAAGTCAACCGCACCACCGCCAATTCCATCTTCATCCACCAAGACATTGGTAAGTAAAACTCCATTGCTTTGCGCCATTTGTCTTATGCTATCCACAACTTCGTTAATCGGCTTGTGTTTCATTACAACAAACTTTTCCGCGTGCAGTCCATCCCAAAGTACAATGACCGTTCTATCGTCTCCCATTCGCGCGATGTCCGCAGTTATATACTTGGTTGTGTTCTTTTGTTGTGGTTCACGGAAACACCTCAACAAATCATCGTAATGGTAAAGCCTATCTTGAGTTTCGTCATAGTCCCAATCCCCATCTAAAAGCCTTTTGCGGTCAATCTCGGGTAGCATTCGCAAGTTTTCTAAATACACTGGCGATATATGTGGGTTATCCGTTGGCAAGGCTTGTATGAACTCCCTATCACTACGCAAATTCCCTATACGTTTGGCATCATAAAACTCATTGTATAACCAACCTTTGTGCGGGTTGCAGGTCAACAATCCTTTCGGCTTATCGTTAATCAATTTGTAACGTACGCGAGAGGCTAAAATAGCAATACACTTTTCGCTTACCTCACCTGCTTCATCTACGAAGTAATCAGTAACCTCAATCGAACCGAATCTTTGGAACTCGGGGTCACTCGGCATATCCGCCAAGTCCATCAGTATCGTTTGACTTCCATTGAACCAATTTATAACGTGGTCTTGACCGTTGTAGGTAAAGTGTTTTCCTGCTACTAATCCATATTGAGCGCATAACTCAAAGAACGTAGCCATTGTACTTAATCGCAACTTCTTTAATTCAGCACGACCAATAAGACCGCGAGTTCCTGCGTACTTCAACCGTCTCTTTATTTGCCAGTCACAACCGAGAAAACTTTTTCCGCCTGATGCAGCTCCGCCATACAATACTTGCCAAATGTCGCTATCTACTGACAAATAAGATAAAGCAAGTTTTTGCTTTTCGTTGTATTCTATTTTACGCATAATAATGATTATTCAATGCATTCACAAGAAATCGGATGCCAATTTTCTTCATCCCATTCTATTTTTAATTGATTGCGATCTGATTCAATTATAGATGTCCAACTTTTGTTTCTTCCGAGTCCTTTTAACTCTGCCAATTTTGTTGCGTTTTTCTCCATTGAAATACATCTATTTTTTAGATCTTCTGGTAATGATAATATTTCGTTAAGTTTCATATTAGGACAAAAGAAACAAGAACTTTTACCTGCCTTTGGCAATCCTGCATTTTCAATAACTTCAATACATTTTTCTCTACTCCATCCCCATTCAATTAATGGATAGTAATTTTCGAAATTTTCATTTGGATTTGCTTTAATTCTTCTTTCTTCTCCTGCATCAAAACCAACCCACATTTGTATTTTTTCATTTGGATATTTTGATTTCAAATATTTTTCAATAGGTTGAATTTTGAACTTTTGAGAACAAGTTTTCCAACCAAAAGCAATAGGAGGAATAGTATTATTATTTAAACAATCTTGCTCTAATGTCAATACATCACCATTTTTATTAGTGTAATTTAATGTTTTGATAGATGGAAAATTTTTTGATATTAACCATTGATTAAAAACTCTAATAAATTCATACGTATGCGGATGTTCACCACCTGTATCTGAAAACAAAATTTCATCTGGTATTACTTGATGTTTTACCATATTGATCAATACTGCGGCACTATTTGAACCGCCTCCAAAACTTACTACTATTTTCATAACTTATTAATTATTCGTTGTTGTAAAATATGACTATCTAAAATATCCGCGTAAAGATGTCGCATTATTCCTTGTCTCACATCGTGTTCGAAGTCCGACCTTTCCTTTGACTTCATACGAGTGATTGCAAAGTTCGATAGGTTTCTTTCGTTGGTGAGTTCCTGATAAGCCAAGAAACGAAACTTCTTCCAATCTTCATCTGACCACCAATCAACGTTTATCAAATTCCTCTTTTCCATCATTCGCATCATTGACGGCGCGAGTAAACCAACTTCAATTCGCTTTCCATCTTTCCATCTTTGAACATCAAGCAAAAACATTTCTTTGAAATCAATTGGTTCATCGTCCTGTGTAGTTGTACCGATTACCAACTTTGCTTTCTTTCTTTCGATGTCTAGATTCATCTGCATCTTGTGAATCTTATACGCGTTCAAAACATCACTCAAAAACTGAATGGACATTAAGCCATAGTGTTCCACACGTTTCCACGTTTGACCAACCGCATTGAGTTGGAAGGCTAAACCTAATTCGCCTATTGTCATATAACGATAAAACTGTTGAGTGGTATCGTATAACAACTGCGTTTCTTCAGCTGAGGGAAGTTCTTTAATACCACTTATAACGATTCCTTTGGCGATTAAAGCCTTAAACATTGGTAACGTGCTATCTTGTATTTGCGTTTGTTCAAGTGCGTGTAAATAGGCTTTTTCATCAACTGTTAAGCCATTGTTGTAGGTCTGCCCTTTGTACTCTACCAAGTTTTGATTCATAATTGTTATTGTTATTTGTTACAAATTCGTGAAGTTTCCAAGCGGATCGCATTGCCGCCTTCCAATCTTTCATTTTTTTCTTTCCATAATACCAATTTGTATTGGTATAATGGCTAATGAAGACCTCTGCAAAGTTAAGCGCATCATCAGAAGACGCAGACGGAATGCGCTCCAAAAAATATTCCCCCACCTCCTCCATCGTTGGAGGCGAAAATGACATTCTCGGTGTCTTGCACTTCGATAAGGTCAACTGCTCTTCGAGTGATTGTACTCTTAATGTCAGTGATTTTAATGCTTGTTCTAATTGCTCGTTGTTCATTTAAGCGTTGTTTTAAAATACTACAGTCATACTCTTTATCCAGTAACAGCATTGCCTCGTCAATATAGGCTCTATAAATAGCATCAACTTTATATAAGTCAACCATTTTCTTTACCGCGTGAAGTATTGTCGCGTGGTCTTTACCGCCTATTAATACTCCTATCTTTGAAAGCGAATAGTTTGTTCCTGCATAAATTAAAAGTGTCGCAAGGTAACGCGCATCGATTATAAATCGTTCACGTGACCGAGAAAAAAACTGCTTACGTGTGACATCATGCGTTCTGCAAACCATATCAATTACCTTATCTTCAAAGGAATAAACGTAGTGTTCTTCTTTCTCAAGAATCATTCGTTGTAGTTCTTTCGCGTTTTCATTGGTAAACACGTTTAAAAATTCACGGTAGTTCTTAATCCTGTAACGGTCAAGAAATTGTATTAAAGAATTACTCATCTCCTTCGTTTTTTATAGTTCGTTTTTCACTTTCCAAGATTAGTTCAACTATCTCTTTCGAACTGATACCAGTATACTTACTGATTTTAGTAATGTCGCACACGTGCATCAACATCGGATAACGTGTCCATTTTTGAGCCTGTGGATAGCTGATGTTCATTGCCTTCGCAAGGCTCGGTGTAGTACCGAACCAAGCGAAAACAAAAAGTTCCCATTTAGATTTCATTGCTTACAATTTTCTTTTGATATTTAACTGCGTTGTGATTTATTGCAACTTCCAAAAGATTGATAATGTCAGTCGCTGCCGAATAGTTAACTATTTTAATGTCCTTTTCAAGGATCAATTCGTTGCCTGTATCGGTTAAAGTCAAGCAAACTTTATTGCGATGTTCAGGAGACCAACCTTCGTCATCGTTGGTAGATAAAACAAATTTGCGTTTGTCTTTTAATTCAATGACATTTACAACGTGGGTTTCAACCCATTGTTTGTCTAACTTTTCAATAATTGTGTAGTTCATAATAAGGGTTTTAAAATTTTAATTGTTTCGTGCATTCAAAATGGAAGGTCTCCCGAATCCATTTTAGAGTTACTATTCGCGCTATCTTTCGCATCGTCAGTTAAACCAATTCCAGTCAAAAGATACTTTTCGAAGAGTTGAGCCACCTCAATAACTTTCGCAGGGTTCTCGGAATGGTTCATATCAACCGAAGCCTTTAATGCCACCGCACGTGCGATTGATTCTTCTTTGTCCTTTGAGTTATTCGCTTGGTAGTTGTTACCTGTTGAACTTGGAGTGAACGCGCGTTGTTCCTGCACCCATTTGATTTTGTGACCTCTACCACTTGGAGTGATTTCGTAGTTCTTTGTATCACCAACCGCGAAGGGTGGTTGTTGGGATTTGCTGAAGACCGTTCCTGTATCTCCATTTTCCATTGTAACTTCGAACTTGAACATATCGTTCCAAGTTCCCGCGCCTTGTACGTGCGTGATTTTTGATGTAGCCATCGTTTTATTTATTTGATTGTTAAATTGTTTTCGGTGTCTGTTGATCCAATCGCCCAAAATTCGTCTTTCATTATTGGATGATGTTTTGCGTGGTTCTCTATACACTTGTCGCACCATTCTTGGTAATCTTCGATTGAGGTATAGACAACGTATAGTTCTCTTTCGTAGTGCATATCTGAACACTTCTCGCAACGTTCACCATCAAAGACAGTTGTTGGTGGGTTTATGTTATCGTACATAGGTGCGCTCGGTTAAAAGGTCTTCCATTCGTTCAAGTGGGCTACGCGGTACACTATTCGCGATGTGCTGCGCTAGTGTGTTATAATCGAGTTGTTCGGTTGGGTAACTTGATGATTGTACGCATACAAATCTTTTAGGGTAAGTTAAGTTCAATTTCATAGTGCGCGGTGTTTCGGGTTTTTAACTGCGTTTAAAGTTGATTCTAATTCATCTGGAGTAAATACATCATTTGCATATTGCTTAACGTATCTTTCAACTGCTAACTTAACAATGGTAAGTTCGGTTGAAGTAAGTTCTAATATCCAAAACTTTTCCATAATTAAGCAATTTCAAAGATATAGATTTCACTTCTAAAAGGTGAAGTAGCGGGTACTTCCAAATCGTAGGCATAACCGAACCCATCTTGATCCTCATTATAAGTAAGGCTCATTTCATCAGCGTGGCGGTGAACTGATTGATTAGCGAGTTCTAATGTTGGGAAGTCAAACACCTTCGCTTGAGTTCCTGATTCGTGGATGATTACTTGATACATTTGTTCTTTGTTTTAAATAATTAAGTTTCTTGTCAGCAAATCTACAACGACTTTTCATATTTCCTAATATTTTTTTCATTAAAATTAAAATATTTTTAGTTTTCTTGATTTTACGCGGGTTTTAGAAGGTCATTAAATAGTAATTTAGACACATTCTAAATAGTAGATGAAGCAAAAGATAGTAAATAGCCTAAAACCGAGAGCCAAAAAACCCTATTCGGGTGAGGCAGGTGTACAAATTGCGGTTATTCAGTATTTAAAATTGGCTTATCCTAATGCTATTTATTGCGCGAGTGCGGGTGGAATGTTTACTTCGATGAAACAGGCCATTAAAATGAAGGCGACTGGATACGTAAAAGGATTTCCCGACCTTCAAATCTGCGAACCTAACGAAAAGTATCACGGGCTATTCATTGAATTAAAGACCGAGAAAGGTGTTGTGAGTAAGGAACAAAAGGAATGGATCAAACAACTAAACAAAAGGGGTTATTATGCGTCTATATGTAAAGGTTTTGCAGAAGCGCAAAAAGTAATTGATGAATATTTCGCAGGAACAATATAACAAGTACCGCATTTTTGCGAGGAATATCACCGCATCACAATTTGAGGGTGATGAACTTTTACACTCCACACTTTTAAACATCCTTGAAACCGATACATCCAAGATAAACGATATTGACTCTTATGTGATTTGTTCTCTCAAGTGGGAATATATAAGACCACGTACACGTTATAAGAAGTTAATTGGTGACTTCCAAGCAAATTGGACAGACCTTGAGCCGCATCAATTTGAAATAGAGGTACATAACGCCCGTGAAAGTTGGATAGGGGCAAGGATTACCAACGAACAATTAGATATATTAATGAGTCGCTTACCATTCTTTGAACGTGAAGTGTTCAATCTATACGTTATGAATGGTTTTTCTTACCGAGAGTTGTCCAATGAAACTGGTATTCCTGTATCCTATTTATACGACACGGTAAAGAGAGCCAAAGAAGAAATAAAAAAATGCATCAAATATGACGAATAAAGAAATGTTTGAATATCGGATGGGGATATGTAAAGCCTGTCCTATTTTTAATACCACAACCCGAACTTGTGGAACCGCATTGTCTAAATTAAATCCATTTAATGAGTGGCAAGAGATGAACGGGGTTAAGTTCAAACCTTGCGGCTGTTTTATGGACGTCAAGGCTCGGATGGCATTACAGGAATGTCCCGCGAAACTTTGGACAGCACAAACGGATAACGACACTATCGAAGAGGCAAAGGAACTAATCGCAACTATTAAAAAATCGGGAGTAGTTACAGGTGAGCAACGATCCATTCTCGGTAAGTTAAAAGCAATAATCAATGGAGATACCAAACCGATTAAGTTGAGGCATTGTATTGGATGTGTTACCAAGATAGTTGACGAATTAACGCACCAACTTAAGCGCGAAGATTCCGAGTTGTTATTAGATACAAATGAAGTTGAACAACCACAACCCAAAAAACGTGGAAGAAAACGAAGAACTCAATGAGCCTGCTACATTTCTTTTTTATGTCGTATTTAACGACCGTCTTACTACATATTGGATTCTTCCTGACTCTAATGCGTTATCACTCCATTCGTTTCACAACTGAAAACATTATAGGTATGCTATTCACATCCTTTACCTTTCCCCTATGGTGGTTCGGGCTGTTGAAGAATCGTGAATAAGTAATTGTTGTACGGATTGTATTATAGTGCATATTTGTAGTGTTGAGCATCTTATAAGTACTGCCCCTTTGGTTTTAGGATCTCAACAATTCAAAAATCATTGGGGCAATTTTTTTTAGGTAGGTCAATAAGGTTTTTTCCCGTTTTAATCCCTTGGTGTGTAACTATAATTAAGCATCAAATAAAAGCGATTGTGAAAAGAACCGCTATTCCGAGTTGGTAACGCAAGTGAGAT